GTTCTGGAACACAGGGTCTTGCTGTAACTAATAGAATTAACGACACGGGAGATGTAATGTCTGTTTTCTGGACCAAAAACGATACCACTAGACATTTACTACACGGATCTAACTTCGTTGAAGTACCGCCACAGGGATCTTCTGGGAGCGCGTCTAGAACTATAGTTAACTTCGATATAAACAACGATGTAGACTGTATAGGAGACATTATCTTAGAACTTACGGCAGAATTTGGTATAGGCACCCCCGCCCTAGAAGACACTTTCGATTTATTAAACGGAATTTCTAGAATTGAATTTATAGTTGGAACCCAGATATGGCAAACTCTAGAATATGACGACATCCTTGCTCTGTATCACACTGAAGTAAACTCTGGAGCTTTCAATAATTTCGCTATTCAGTCTTCCGGTTTTCTCGGAGGCACACTTGGTCAGCCAACTAACCTTAATTTTAGAGATGTATCAAACATAGCAGCGCGTGTAGCTTATGTTCCTCTTAAAATGTTAACTAAAACGAACGTTTCTAATTTAGAAATATACTCTGAACATACCGAGGATGGATATTTAATGGCTGCTGCACCAAATCAGCAGGTAAGAATTAACGTTCATACACGGGAACCAAATGCAATTGATCCATCGTGCAATAGAATATCCATGAAATTATATTCTAAAAACGTAGTAATGTGTGAATCGGAGCGCCAACAGTTAGCGTCAACCCGTATTGCTAAAAGAATTAAAGTAACACAAAATGCACAATCTACTCCGAATATTTCTGATTCTGTTCATACAATTGTTTTGGATCACTTTTCCATATACGCGTCGCACTTAGTAATAATAACAACTTTCCCGTTATATAAAATACAAACAGTCGAACTTTTATTAAATTCTTCATCATATTCAGGTGAAGTACCTATAGAACTACTCAGGGTTACGGGAGCATGTATGGGTTTATTCTCAAATGTAACAGAGAATAGCATAGGAAGTGACGATAAAAATTATTTTGTTTTCCCTCTAGCTTCGACCGCATATAGCGGTTCATCTGTTCCACTAAATAGATTTGATAACATTAGGATGATAATTAAAACTGCGACAAATCTTTCTATACTTCCAACAACCGAGACAAGCGTTGGAAACGGCTCGCATCAAATAAGCGTGACCGCTGTTGGATGTACAACAGCCTTATACGCCAACGGAGCGGCATCTATTTCCATGTATTAAATCATTTAAATTGTGTAACATTATAACTTCTATTAAAATAATTTTAAATTTAATACGTATTAAATTTAAAATTATTTTCTTTTATATTATTAAATAATACAAATATGTCTGGAGCAGTTGCCGCTCATGCTGCTTATAATGGTTCTGGAACACAGGGTCTTGCTGTAACTAATAGAATTAACGACACGGGAGATGTAATGTCTGTTTTCTGGACCAAAAACGATACCACTAGACAGTTACTACACGGATCTAGTTTGGTTGAAGTTGTTAGCACAGGTTCCTCGGGTCAGCAAAATAGTTTTGGTTCGTCTAAAATTTTTACTATTAACAATGATGTAGATGTCTTGGGAGACATATTTTTGGACTTAACTTTAAAGGTTACTCCAACTTTTGCGGCAACACAAATTGCTGGTGCACCAAAAACGCTCGTAGATTTTGAATTGGATCAAAATTTTCAATATAAATTAATCGATAGAGTTGAATTTATGGTAGGTACTCAGATTTGGCACACACTCACGGGTACAGATATCAGGGTTTTAACCACTACATCTAAACCCGAATCTGTGTCTGAACTAATGGCTGCTAAAATTTCATCCGAACGGTTTATTCGTGCAGACCCAGTTGATACGACATTCGTACCAACATTTGCAGATATTTCAGCTGTTGTTGCGGCACCACAGACTGGGAAGTCGGAAACTACAAGAGTAGTCTTATGGTTACCTGCTTTATCTGCGGACATAAGTTCTCCGCTTAAAAAATTTACAGACATAACCGAAAATGGATATATAATGGCCGCCGCCCCTCAACAGTCTGTTAAAATTAAGGTTACCTTCGCCAATAGCGGTTCTAGTACATCTGATAAAATAACTTCTACAGGTTTTACAGACACGCTTGCCGCTACGGGTATTTCCAATACCGTGGTTGGGTATCGCGACTCAGAGTTTGACTCTTCTTTGAATAATACGGGTAGCGTGTTCGTAGGATTTTCAAACATCAATAGATATCCATTCGAAAGACTCGTAACCGGATTTGCGGCCGCTGGATCTACAGCCGTCGGTTCAGCTAACGCGGGTACTATTACTGTAGATCTAGCTATAGATCGTGTTAGAATGTTTGCTAAACAAATTATGTTGTGTAAAGAAGAAAGAGATCAGATTAGGAGTGTTCCAAACGGCTTACCTTTTAGACTTAAAATGACGCAATCTATTAAAGCGGACGTAAATGCAAAAGAAAAAACTATCGATTTAGATTCGTTTTCTTTGTACGCATCTCATTTAATAATTACAGGAGATATATCTGGTGCGTATATAACAGAGGCGGAACTAAAACTAAACTCGTCTTCTTTTTCTGGAAGCTTGCCTGCTATATTACTTAAAAACGATATGGCTGAAAGTTTACATTTATATTCTGGATCAACCCTAAGTACATCTCACGTAACCTCAGTTAAGGAATTGGGCGTTAATTTGGGTGTGAATGAATTACCTATGCTTATATTTCCATTAGCTTCTACTGCATTTTCAGGCTCCAGTGTTCCGTTGAACAGATTTGACAGCATTAGATTAACTCTCAAATTTAACGATATTCCTGGCGTCTCCACTCACAGATTAAACGTAACCGGTATTAATGTAACATGCGTAGGAGAAACTACTGTACTTTACAAAGGAGGAGCCGCTACTTTAGCAATGTATTAAATACACATTCTATAGCCCAAGAATTAATTATTAATTAAAAATTTAAAATATCATATTATATAAAATGTTAAATATAATACGATATTTTGTAATACTTTTACAATATTTATTATTCGGAGCCTTATTATTAAGCGGCGTATCAGTATTTGCTGTGTTAGTATTTCAATTAGTATATTTAATATTCTAAATTTTGAAACTACATCGAACTATAAAATTTCCAATTTAATTCTTTGCATATATTTTTCCATATTTCGTCCTGTTCGTGCATTTTTTCTCTACTTTTGAGTAGAGGAAAGTATTTTAGATATTCATATTTTTCTAAAAGTTGAAAAAATTTATAAAGAGTGTAAGAGTAGCTTAAAAAATTTTTTCTAGATTTAGGACAGTGTTTTTCAAATGGTTTTTGTATATCATTGAACATACGCAATAGAGTAGTTTCTAATTCGTGGTTAATTATCATTCTTTTCTCGCCTGTAATTCTAGTAATTATATTAGGAATGTGTTCGTAATATTTATTTAGTTTTAATTTTTTTAAAAACTCCTTCATTTTATCGTATGTTATGTTGCTTTTATCCGTAATTCTCTCTTTTCTAATCTCTGATAATATACTATTTATAATTTCATCTGGGACAGTTATTCCTTCCCTACCTTGAGTCTGATATATCCATTCTTTAAAATGATTAGTTCTTTTATAGCAATATGGTTTATAATATTCGTGAGTTTCAGAATGATTCCATTCTGGGATACAAGATATATTAAAATTTTCAATGTTACCACATGCATAACAAACGTTTACACCAACCGACGCGTCATTGATTAATTTATTTCCACAATCTTTACAATTAAAAATTCGGGGAGATACATTTATAAAATTTATATTTTCCTCGGGGAAACAGGATGATATATAATGTTTATACATTAATTCCCTATTATTTTTAGAGTCCAATTTGATATATTTAGAAATATCCCCTAAACTATCTTTTTCTTCAAGCTGTTGATCGTTGTTATCTATGTTTTTAATAAAATCTATTGCTTTAAATAAATAATCTACTAATTCTCTTTCTGATTCTATATCTTTAATTTTATCTTCTAAAACTTTAATTTTTTGTAAATTTGAAGAAATATCTTTAGTTTGTAATTTTAATAATTCTTTTTTGTATATACCTACATTTTCTTTTTCTTTTTCTATATCTTTTATTTTCAATGTGTGTTTTTCTAAAATTGAAGTTCTGGAATCTGTGTGTATCGGTTTTTTTGAAATTTTGAACGAAGCCATCAATTATCAATTATTGATAATATATACTATTTTTTTAAACGTTTTAATTTATCAATTATTTAATTTTATATTTATTAAGAGTTATGTTTTTAATCAAGTTTTCGAATACTTTTAG